CTCTGCTAGTGCTACCCGAGTAAGAGGGTTTTGTTTAGAAACCATTACTCTATCATCGCCAACGCCAGACGAGCATGCTCGAATGGCGTTTCGTGTACCGACTGACTGAAAAAGGACGTGGGTTCTCTAAAAGAAACCTACGGTCCTCTGATAGTTCATCTGGTGATTCGGAAGGACGAGCCGATTCGGTAAAATACCGAAGAAGCATACTCCAACCATCAATCACTTGATCGACCGATGAGGACTTCTCCACGCGAACCTTAATTTGGGACTTTTGAAGTCCTTTATTAAAGCGACGCTTAAAGAGAGTTCTATCAGCAGGTATTCCGCGTAAGCTAGGAGCTGATTTTCCAACCAGTTCCTCGCTCGGGATGGGGCCATAAATGGCCTCTAGTCTCGACACGATATATTCGTGACAAGCGTAATACTGCCTATCGTAGAAGGAATTAGCATAGCTAATCCAGCTCGTATAGACATCAGGACGCGGTGACTCATTCCATACAGTGCGAATACGCACTGGAGTGACGTTGATACCATTGAAGGCATCTACACCACAGGATTCCCTAAAGGATCCTTGGATGCAGCTCTTAGAGTGGTTTATCTTTAAACCAAACTCTTCGAGGATGGCTATAGCGCTCCCGGCAAAAGCCGTTGGTACTATAACATCGTCACCATACACTAAGATACTCTCTCGAGTATCTGCGTTTGGTGCTCTTGCAGTGAGCAGCGCCCAAATAGTTAACGCCATGATGGGAAAGCATAAAGCTGAACCCATCGGTGCGAACTTTCGAAGCGTTAAATGCTCACCGTTTGGAAGCACTGTTGAAGTGCTCCTGGCAGCTTCCAAGTAAGGTAAAACCTTATCTGGAAACAGCAGGCGAACTAGGTCAAGGTGCACTCTATCCGACGCCTCCTTGAGGTCGAGGGTAGCGTACCTACCAGTTGAAGAGCCTAATAAGGCTCCCTTCTGATTAGGGCCTTGATCGGTAAAGAATACATTCCACTTAGTAAGTGGGTGATTCTCGACTAAACGGTATATGCCTTTTCTCAATCCCTGTTGAACCCATTGAAAATCAACTGGTTCGCAAGAGATGAGTCGAGGGCCACGGGAATCTTTCGGCACGAGAATAACTCGCGCTGAATGATCCTGATTATCGACAGATGAAAATCTGCCGTAAGTATCACAGACATGGCCGGGCGACGCGCAGAAATACGCGTCAAACGGATACATAGCTGTAATTCGATCACTAACATTAGTCCAGAGAAACTTCTCTGACAATCGTTGCTTGGTAGCAACGACGCCAGGGCCGTGACTTGGAATAATATCGGTAGGGTCGAAGGCGCTGAATAACTCCGCGAGGAGTCGTTTAGCGACACGTGTTACAAGTTGTAGCTGGTCGATGCGAGGAAGCGAATCAATCTCATTACTGAGTTGATTATCAACTTCACTCGGCCTGCGTCGCTTGTAGATATTGTACAAACCGTCGCTAATAATAGCGAGCTTAGTAGGTACATCCGCAAGTTCTTCTTCCGACTTTTTAAAGTCCGAGAGAACTTTGTGTTCTTGTACTTCATTGTAAGGGAGTTCATACTTGTAAAACAAGTATAGAACGTGCCTTACAAAGCAAACGCATTTTGCGTCGGGATCGGGAAGGATCGAACCGTCCGGGTGGAATATTCGATTAAAGAACTCACCGAGAAACCTCGGAAGTTCACTATCAGGTTGGGGTTCAAACCCCACACTGTTAGCGTTTAATCTAGTAATTCCAGTAAGCGCTTGATCAAAGTGCTTACCAAGACGGGGTAAGGTTTTCGTAAGAAAACCAGATCCTTCGGAGAGATACCTTTTTCTTACTTTTTGCAAGGTAAGTCGAAGGGATCTTGTGTTGAACACTACTCCAAACGACGCGTGAGCGTCACAGAGCAGCGCAGCGATGATTTCAACTTCATCTAGGCTCTTATTAGGTACCATATGGTAGCCTTCCTAGAGCATGCACACACTCTGCAACATGAACGAAAGATCCAATGACTCTTGAAGAAATTCAAAAGGAACTGGACCGTCCGGACTTGCCTACACACCATCGGCGCGTTCTCGAGGACGTCAAGCTCGAAATGAGATTGGCTGGCCTCAGGGATAGCACTGATGTGGATAAACAAGTCTTAGTGACTCTGATCCAGAAGGAACCGATTAAGTAAGAACTCCCGCGTATGCCCTGTGAAGGGAATATAGCTTGGAGATCCTACGTTCATTATGCTTTCGCATAATGACCATCCAATCTTCGAGTATCGTTATATCGTGCAAGCACGACATAGCGAATTCGAGGAAAGGACCAGGCTCGTTGGGTTCGTCGCCGAGGTCAATGTCTTGGAGTTCTTCCCAGACACCGGCCATTAAGCGAACGGACTCAATGAGCTCTTCGGTTATAATATCTCGATCGACCAAATGAAACGCCGGCTCCCATAAGGAGATGTCGTTATCATGAGGAAGATAAAGATAATCTTCTAGATCGGCGATCAGGTGCGAGATTAATTCTCTCGCAGTTGAACTGCTCGCCGGACCATGACTGTCTTGGTTAGGTGTATTCATCTTGTTAGGCCTCGCGGCTTAACACGACTTAAATACCACCCGAAACCAAAGCAGCGGCACCGTTTCCCGTGTTATCGTACAAGATAGTCGTAGTGGCCCCAAGTGAGGCCATAAACGACATCAAGTTCGCGATGCAATCTTTCATCGTAAGGTCGTTAGCCGAATTCCCAATTGGGTAATCGATAACGGCATACGCCGAATATTTTGCATTCGAGAAGGTATCGACGCCACCGACGGTCGTTTTGTCAAAACGAACAACGGAGCGACGTTTCTTCTTAACGCCCGTCCCTGTCTCTTGATGAGAGATAGTAAGACGGTGGGGTAGAGCCGGGTTTTCGCCAATAATGGCATACTCGGTTTTGCGGTCGCCAATGGACAGGCGCGTGAACTCTTGTTCGACGCCTGCCCGGTCCTTGATTTCGTTCGTATTAAGTGTGTTTGTTAACATGCTTCTTAATGGTTTCCAAGCCGAAGCTTGGTTCTCGGATCTTTCAGATCCGTGGTATGTTCCAGCCCTGACCAATACTATTGTTCAGTCTCTGGTTCGGCCTATACTTCCGCGTAATTGCGAGAGCTAGACCTAGCTTAACTTCGGAATCGTTAAGACTACCTCCAAAGAGAGGATTTGTGTAACTCGGAAGCTGTGTGTCACGACGATAGGTCGTTTCCCACAAGTCTCTGAGGTACTTGCGTTGATAATAAGAGGAGCCAATGTAGCTTCCAACTCCAGGGTCCATTAGGACACTGATGCGGATTCTACGACTCTGCTTATAACTCCACAAGTAGTCATGCATGCTAACAACGGGTTCCATGTTGAGACTTCCTTTGCGACCGAGCCATTGGCCTATGCCAAGGACCCAGTCAACAACGAAGCTCCAAGGGATAGCATTCCAGATAATCTGAGGATTAAGGTTAATCCCCATCATATCTAAGAAGCTAAACAACCGAGCATACTCGGTTTGGAAGGCGCTAAAGTGATAACAATAGCGCATCTCTGCATGGAATACGGCCAATTGATCCACGATAACTTCCCGCGTAGCGGTGAAACGTGCATTCGGTGCCTTATATGAACCGGAAAATCCGGGTGGATAGTATCTATCCGCGAATTGACCTAAGTTCAATAAGTACTGATTGGTAGTTTCAGTCGCCCCGTAGGGGTTAGCCGGGATCCAGGCGAAGGTATAATGCCTCGTCTGTAGCCTGCCCTGTTGAGCTATTAGTAAGTTAAACTTACTATGTAGTTCAATCATAGCGGTCATAAGACCGCTAATGTCTTGTAGCAAGGGGAGAAGGTTAAAATGCAGTTGCAAATAACCATCTCCACCGAGCCGGAAGGACTCACGTAACGTAGGTCCTGCGGAAAACGGAAACGTTTTCCGTAGCTTACGATAATAGGGAGCTAGTTTCGCGACTTTCCATCCGCTTTTAGCGGCAGAGGAAAGGAACGTAACAAAGTCACCTAGAGCGTGAATCGATGTAGGTAGGGACTTGAAGTCTTTCAACTCGATTATCGAGTTTAAGGCTGACAAGTTGCTCTTAATGCTTGGAAGCATACTCCTCACGGAGTTTGCAACCAACGTATTTAGACCAGTAGGCGGCGGCACGAAGCCACCGTCAACACGATCTACCATCATCGGAGAGAGACCTAAAACATGGTCTCCATACTTCCCAAACTTAGAACTGAAGACGGTTGAATCCACAGCTAATTGAGCTGGGACTCTTCCGCCTCCAAAATATCCATTCGAAGTCGAATCGATACAACCCCAAGCGAACCGTTGGTCAGCCGTCTCTTCACCGTCCTCCAAATAGCGCACATAGTGCTCTACCGGATGCCAGTGAGACGAGACTAAGGCTCTTTCCAGAGCCTTATCAGAATAACTGTGCTGATCAGCCTGAAACGTGCGGAGCCGTTCGTAGCGTCTGGTATTAACCGGAACTGCGTACGGCACCGTTATTTTCCATGGCAACGGCGGATTCCAATTTTGCTTTGGAACATTATGTTCCATAGTGCAAGAGGCATCCGTCGGACCTTCGCTGAAGGAGCGTTCTTTGTTTACTAGCATGATGTTGGAGTTGAATTTAAGTTCAACATGTGGAGAGCCCGAAA